ATTCCGTCAGTTCATTCACGATACCGACATATCCTGCGGCGAATTGTGCTGTGCCTGCGCGGTCTGCTGCGGCCCTATATGTTTGTATCATTTTTCGCAACTTCGCCTCAAGCGTCTGCTCTCGTGTGCGTAGTCGCTGAATGTAGACCACCGCATCGAGCATCTCATTTTGCAGATGCTCCAACCACTCGTCGTGCGTGAGGTCTCCGCGCTCCATCGACACGCCATACTTGGCCTTGCCGACTTTCGCCCTCGCCTGTATCAATTCGCATACTTCATCTTCCACTTCACTCATGAGTAGTTCACCTCCTCGCTGTTCTTCTGCTGCATCTGCTGGTAGTCTTGCTCAAACATGATGTCGGACATCTCCCTGCTACGCAGGATGGCGTCACTAGGTATGATGAACGCAGATGGAACATCACAAACGATGCTGATGATTGACATACGGTGGATGCACAGGTGCCTCCCACCGGACTCCAACACCCAGTACTCACGGAACGGCCCGTCGCATGGTATGGCTATCCCTGTGGCCTCCTCCATCTCCTTCCCAACTTGATATTGAATCGTGACTTCTCCGAACATCACAGTGACCCCCTGTGTTGGCGTGGCTGCCCATGCAGACCGATGCTCTCGGTCGTGACGGGTGCCGGTTCAAACAGTTCATAGAAGTCAGTCAACTTCGTCTGACCATCCTCGGGGAACTCGAATCCGAACTCCTCCAGAGTCGTCTGTCTCATCTTGGGGAGACCACACACGCAGCATGGTTCACCTCTCTTCACATCATCCTTGGGCTTACCCATAAACCTATTCCATATCCATTTACTCATTTTTATTCACTTCCAGTTCTATCTTGTGTCCACATACTGGACACTGGAGTATGTCGGTTCGACCCGGAATCAACAACGACTCGGGTTCATTCTGCAGTCGTGCCTCCAGACAGTCGGCTCGCTGCCATGCGTCACACGCATTCTTGTTCGGGTTCCCTGTGGGTATCTTTCCATAGGGTGTCTCGTTTAGTACTTTTCCTTTTTCAGCCATAGTAATCACCAGTACCCCTTCGGTTTGAACTCGTCAGTTACTGCCTTCAAATCCCAGTCGAGTACATCATACACGAGCCGCAACTTATCACGGAGCATCTTGGTTATTATCATCTCGGTATCGAACACGAATCCTTCCAATTCACCGGCATCCCTAAAGGCAATCACATTCGTCTGCGGGTATCCATCGGGAGTGTCCGTGATGTATGTCCAGTACACACTCTCGCCCGTCTTGAACGGTTCATCGGTGACGAGGTGCCAGTTGTAGTATCGTGCGGCCTTCGCATACCCGCCCGCAATCTTCGGGTAGTGCTTGTCGGGTCGGTGTGGAGTAGTCTCATTAGGTTCAATCTGCTTTCGCAGACGAGTGCGGTATGACAGGTCCTCAATCGGATAGTCACTCCGGCGTATGCCCAAGCAGTACTTCGATACGACCTCACCGATGTCGGACTCGGATGCACCACTGCTGAGCATGGTCAGCACCTCTCGCTGCATCTTGGCAGACAACGGGGCGGTGCTGCTGTGCTTCATCTCAAATCCTGACACCTTGAGGCGACCAGCATCCTTGTCGGGCCATTGGATAATGCCGGCATACCTGTTCTTGACATCACCACAGAACCAGTATGGCATCCATGCCTCCGGCTCCGCGATGAGGGACAGGTTGCCAGTCTCCTGTTGGATGACCGAGGTTAGAACCTTCGTCACCGTGTCAATCTGGTCGAATGGACACTTGATGAAGCAACTGTCGGTGTGACCATACAGGACCTCATGACCCATGCTGTACGCATATTCAGCCATGTTGTCGATTGCACTACGCCCCTCAGTGAGGATGGTGTCGGCAAGGATGGGGTCAGCCATGCCATGCCCCTTCGTCTCGGCGGTGAGTCCGTACAGTGACGCCATCACCCGTTTGACTGCCTTCTCCAGACCATGCTCTCCCGCGTCCTTGAACTTCTGTCGCTCCTCAAACAGATGCTCTACGATGGATGGAAGGATGGCCTCCCCAGACTGTTCCCAGTGCGTCCCATTGGTCATCGTGAGTGTGGTGTCGCTCGGTTCATCCCTACGGGTCGTCCAACAGAGTCGGTTGCCTAGCATGATTGAGGGGTACAGACCCTTGAAGTCTGCTACGAGAACCGACTCATGCAGACCGGGTGTGGGTTCCATCACGGTCGCACCCTTGAGACTCCCCCGCTCACGGCGGCGGGATGGGTTGCGAGTGGGGAACTTGAGTTTGGTTCGACGGCTCACCAGACCTCGTGCGAACTGCCCCACATTGTAGGTGGATGACAGGGTGACACCACAGAACCGAACCATGTTGATGAAGAAGTCGGAGCACCGCACGAACTCGTCACACGCCTGTAGCAACTTGACATCTCGGAAGCAGTAGTCGGTGAGTCGGTCATAGTTCTCATTCCAGTCGTTGAACAGGTCAACATCATCCTTCTCACCCAACCCGAACAACAACCCAATGTCGTTCAACTTGCGTGAGGGTAGTTGCCCGTTGCCGCTATCCATCCACACCCGTTCTATGCCAGTGCCTTTGGTGCCGGGTGCTGCCGTGTCCAATACCCACCTCCCCTTGATTGGTTGGTCGGTGTATCTGTATGAGTCGTAGTTGGGGCGCAGACGGCTCACTGACTGCACAGGCGACAGCCGCTTGTAGTTCTTGAACCGGCGGGTCATATGGGGAATGTCAGCCCACATCGCTGCGTGGGCTATGAGAATGTCGAAGTCCTTCTCCTCGATGTATTGGATGACCGCCTCGTGGACGGCCTCCTCACTACAATAGATGTGTGACACATATCCGTCACGGTAGTCAACCTCATACTCCTGCTGACCATCACGCCACCCGAAGCAGACACCCTCGCCAGTGAACGAGTCAAGCGCGGCCCAACACTGGGTGAAGTCGTTGCTGTCATCAGGATTCCACTCGATGTCGAACCAACACTTACGAGGTTCCCACTTCGGCATGGTCGGCACATTGTCTATCAACCATCGGTCGGGGTATCGAACATCAGCCTCGTAGGTGTCACCCAACCACTTGCGCATGTCTGGTACATCACTCGGGGTCCATGCCACGACACGCACCAGTTCCACGCCGTCAATCCCGTAGGCGAGGTCATGCCAGTCGATGCGCGTCTTAGGGAATGCGTTATTCATGTTGGATATGCCATCGGCGGGCTCGTCGGTGGACATCCAGAAGTATGGTTCAAACGAGTCATCCGTCTCCTCGATGAGGTTGCCATCGTTGTCACGATAGCGTGTGTAGATGGATGCTCGGTTGGAACCATGTGGATAGACCTGTTCGACTAGCATCAGTCATCCACCTCGTCACTGAAATACTCTTGACACTCTTGTGCAGTCCATCCATGCGCTCGCATGAAGTGTTCGCTGATTGTTTCAGATGTGTTGCTCATAATCGTGCAGCAACCCGTAGCATAACAAAGATACAGTGGCTTACTACTCATGCCGTCACCTCACTCCTGAGCGAGGTCTTGGTCGATGACCACCAACAAGCAGTGCTTCTCTTGGTGATTGAATATCAACACGGTGCCGTCACCAGTGTAGACCTGAGCCTTACCAGAAGGCAAACATGATACTACATCAGGAAACCAAGGTCCGAATGATGTTTTATAGACTTTATCTTCTGAATTAATTTCAAGTTCACTACCTATTGGTTTAAGAACGGGGTCTATTGTGACTGTATGGAACATTTGACCAGTCACACCACTACCAGTATGAATAATCATTTCTTTTTTGTCTGCAACAAATGATAGATGATATGGTTTGTCTGCACCTACTACCTTACCAAGAGATGACACTGCAAATATGTCATCAACTTTAACAATTGCATTGCAACATAGGTCTTTGTCCACCCACTTCTCCCAATTGGTTGCGACAGCATCATCCACCAACTTCTTGGCAGTGGGCAGCGACTTGGATGACTTCACATCCTTCGTCGGTGGTAGGTTCACGACGCTCTTCCCACACGATATGCGTAGGCTCTGCGCCGACCCGTCACGCTCCTGTTGGTGTAGTTCGACAGTCTCCCCGGAGCAAGCCCGGAGGAACGCCGACACCTTTGACAGGTCAGCGATGACGAACCCACCACCCTCAATCTGAGTCACGCTTATCTTCTTCGTCAGGAAGTGGGTGGGCGCAGCCACACCCCCAACCAGATAGTTCTCCTTGACATCGAGGCGCAGGTCATCTATGCCCGGCCCGAACGATGACAGGAAGTTCGCCAGTTCAATTCTATTCAGTTCACACTTAGTCACAATAATCCCTCCTCTAGTTCCTTGAGGCCATACCACTCGGGGTCGCCACCCTTCCGTGTGATGGCGATGACCCGCTTCTGGCCCTGTAATGCGATGTTGGTGTTCTCCTTCCAGAACTCGACGGTGTACTCCGTCTTGCCCGTCTTGTGGCCGTCGTCATCGAGCACATCCTCGCGACGACACCATAGAATCTGCTTGAGGTTTGCGTCAGTGTTCTTCTCCCAGTCGGGTTTCCATGCACCCGTCTGCTCGTTGCGGAACACCTCGGGTTTGAGGTGCGTCTCCCAGTAGACCTCGACACCGAGTCGCATGAGTTCACGACAGACTGCGGTGAGTTGGTGGAATCTAGTGGAACGAATCGACCAGTTCCATTGGTTGCCGACGAGTCGGTTGGGGTCACTGGCCTCGATGCCATCCTTGGCCTTGCCGAGTTCAATGACCTTCATGTTCACGATGCAGACGGTATCCCACTGGTCGACTGCGGTCACCAAGAACTTGACAAGCCGCTTCCCCTTGTAGTCGGGGCTGTTCTGCTTGTGGGCCTGTTGCACAGCGAATCTACCAATATCCATCACCCTACTGTGAGTGCTGGGATAGTCGTATGTCGTACGGTCCTCAGTCGCCATCACCCAAGGTGACAGGGTGCGAATGTTCGCCGCCTTGTCACGGTGATAGGCGGACTTCGTGGCGGCAGCGCCGCCGTCGAAGTCAAGACACAGTATGTAGTCACCGTTGTCAACCTGCTTCTTGGTCAGACTATCGAGAACGATACCGGACTTGCCAGTACCCTCAAAGCCGATGACGCCACAGAACACATGGCATCCCAACTGCTCATCTGCTGCAGCCTCAACCTCTGATTCGATACTCCCATTTTCAACGACGCCTACTTTTTCCTCGCGTTCTAGAACGCGTTCTAGAGAGGGGTCGGCTGTTTTAACCTCTTCTGCTGCTGTCTCTTCACTCTTCAATGCGTCAAATCCACCCATTCAATCACTCTCCTCCGTCAAACTGGCCAAGACCAGTATCGCCGCCCTCGGGCGCAGGAACCACGAATCGTGGAACTGCGTGAACCCCGAAGGCGCGAATCTGGGGAATCTCCCCATCATCGGTGGCCTGTACACCTAGCCGACCACACACTAGAATCGTGGAGCGCTCGGCATATGGCTGCCACTTGTCGCCATCCCTGTAGTCGAACACATTGCAGTTCTCCTTGAGATGGCCTGATACTCGTATGTTGACCTCACTGCGAAGTCCCGAGGGGAACGACCGCTGCAGGTCCCATGAGGTAATCCTGATGTTGTATGTCTTGCCGGTGTCATCGTACTCGGTGTCCCAACCCTCCTTGAACAGGGAGGTCACCTTGCCCTTCACGATGACGATTGGGCCAATCGCGTTGAGGCCGGGAACCTCCTTGAGGTTGGCTTGGTAATGCTCCAGTAGGTCGCCCAGACCCACGAATGATTCGTGGACGACGGGATTGACGCAGAACTTCTCCGGTGATAGTTGTTGGCGCACATCTGGCTCAACGAAGTCATCCGTGAGAACGATGTCATTGACCCACTTGCGAGGTAGTCGCAGTATGTCGGCAAAGTCGGGGTTCTGATTCTCACTCGTGTTGGGAATGACCTTCAGACGGCATGATTGGTAGAACGGTGGGGCCGCCTCAATGTCATTTGAGTCGAATCGCCACAACTTGACTGCGTTGCCGAAGTCAGCCTCGGAGTTGCCGAGGAAGTAGTAGTATCGACTCCACAGTTCGGCGCGAATCGGGTCACCCTTGTTCTTCGCCCACTCAGCGTTCTGCAGGAGGGCAAGCGAGGTACCGGGTATGAGGAACCAAGGTGTATCGTTGGTGATGGGTTCGTTGGTGTTGTCGTTGCCGATGAACCATGTTCCACTATCTTCGTTCTTGCGGCATCGAGCCACCATACCGGCGGCAACCGCCTTGTCAGCATCTTGGTTGTAGGCGCTCAGTGCCGCCTCCCTCACCCGTTGTCTCTTGTCTCGTGCCTTGCCATCGACGCCGACGAACAGTCCGACCCAGTTCTCCGTGTTGAAGGTAGAGCCACCCCGTCGCTTCACCACGAATCCCTCAGCGGCCTCCTCAAGGAAGTCCTCATCTTCGTCCTGCCAGTTGTCAACTGCGTACTTATCAGAGAGGAACTCCACGAACTTCTGTTGGGCATCATCTATGCTGACGCTGTTCGCATCGGCATACCCCTGCAGTCGCTCGGAAACACTCTCCGGCCATTCATTATCTGTCATTTTCCATTCACTCCTTTTTTCCATTTCGTGCCTTCAGTGTGGCCACGAGGTACTCGTAGTATGCGTCGTCGCCGGCTGGCCACGAATGCACTCGTTCTACGAACTCACCCCATGTCACAAGGAAGGAATAGTACTGGTCTGGCGTCAAGCCAAGGGAATATACATTGTCACGCAACTTGTTCATCACATGAAGTCGGGGAAGGCCCTTAGCCGCTATCTTTCGCAACTCGACAGACAACGACTGCCACTCCCCTGCCGCCACGGACATGGCGGAGTCGCTGAAGTCGGCGCGCTCGACCAACAATCGGTTCTCCAACGCCTCGGGGTCACTGCTGTTCAACGCCTGTAGTATGTCCACACCGCTGCGGAGGTCGCCCTCGCACACCTCATTGAGATACTCAAAGTGTTCACACCAGTCGGTGGGTAATTGTTCCCCATCGGCTATGCGCGCATACAGTTGTGTTGCCGCCGAGTTGGTGGCCTTCGCAAACATGTAGACCATGCAGCGGGACTGCAGGGCCGGGATGATGGCAGCACCGTTGTTGGCGGTGAGGATGAACAGCGACTGCTCCACGCATTGCTCCATCGTGTTCCTCATGGCCTCCTGTGCCGGAGTGGTAAGACCGTCTGCCTCATCGAACAGGATGACCTTGCGAGGAACGCCTATGCCCCCTTGGTGGGCCACCTGCTTCACCTCGTTGCGAATGAAGTTGATGCCCCGGTCGTCGGACGCGTTGAACTGGATGTAGTTGAGAGGGTCATAGAACTCGTTGAGCATCATCCTCGCTATGACACCCGCGGCTGTTGTCTTGCCCGTTCCGGGCGGGCCGATGAGTAATATCGCGGCCGGGTATTCGCCCCGCTCCAACCATTCCTCACAATCCGCACGAAAATCGGGGCATCCCACCATCTCGTCAATCGTTTGGGGTCGGTATTTTTCCCGCCATTGGGTCGTCATCAATATACGATGAGGGTTCAAAGGTATTTAACCGGGAATCTGACCAGTCATCAAGTTCGTTCACCAGTCTGAGTATATCCTCGTGTTTCCAACGATGTGGGAACAGGTGGAACAGGTGCTCCATCTTCTCCATCCCCTCAATGTCCATCACCAACTCTCGGACTGGCCGCAGTGTCTCAATAATCTTCTCGATGTCGCTCTTGCGACTCACCCTCCGAGCATTGATTTCATGTCGGTCACTCAACCATTGACGCAACAGTGGTTCCCTCTTTGCCCTATGTACCATCACATACTTGTAGGCCTTGTACCCTGACGGCGATAATTCCTCCCTGCACACATACACATAGAACCGGGCTTCCCTCGCCAACCAAGTGGTCATCACCAAATCCAGACGGTCATCCATCTAAATCGCCACCCATCATCATTAGCAGGTCACTCAATTGTACGGTGTCGCTGTATCCCAACCTACTGTCGATTCCCAGTATCTCAGGGTTCTGCAAGTGATAGTGACCTATCCACCCTTGCATCCCATACGCCGCCACATCGATGATGCACCCCACATCATCCATGCGCGTCCACACATCACCAATCACAGGCCCGAGTTTGGGGTGTGTGCGGAGCACTGTGGCCACATCATCGGGACACCAGACCTCGGCAACCTGAACCAGTGCGAACCCATCAAGGGCAGACAGACGGACATTGACCTTGATTTCATCCACCTTACGGGCCTGTGTGACGAGTAGGGGAACACGCATGGGGTGTCGGTTCATCACATACCCACCCTTGAAGGCGTCATCATAGTATGGTACATCATCCAAGAGGCGCAGGTGCTCGCCCTCACCCAAGTCACGCACTGCCTTGCGTAGTTCCGCCATAGTGGTGACTGGTCTGACCTTGTGCTCAATCATCGCCTTCCGCTCCGTGTAGTTCTCCTTCCACACATCCCTACCATCCAACCACAGTATGTCACGCACTGCTATCGTGTCACGACTGAAGTCATCATCGGTGTCGACCTCATAGATGGCCGGAACATGGTCACTGGCCCATCCCCCTACCATGCGCCCTGCTCGTGTGTAGAGCCTAGCCTGTGCGCCGTCGTAGTGGAGATATGACCTAGGGTTGCTCAGCACCTCGATGTAGGTGGTCGGGAACGGCAGCACAATGCTCTTCCACTGCCAGTAGCGAGGGCATGGTGACAGCGGCGTTCCCGGCTCCATAGGGTTGAATGAGGGTACAGTGCCGTCAAACGCCCGCTCAACAACCTCTAGGAACGGTGTGTACGCTACCGCCCTCTGCAGTTCCCCAATGTCATACTGGGTGCTGTGGGCGACCGCCTTCAACATGGCATGTTTGCTGATAGGTGGGCGCTCCCCCAGTGCGACCTGCCAGAACAGGTATGCCTCATGCTCCGACAGCGCGGACACAATCTCACCCAGTGTCCGCTCCTTCATCGAATCCAGAACACGGAGGGTGTAGTCGATTGACCAGTCGCTCTCACGGTTGCCCGCCGACTCATCAGCGAGCAATGGCACGAGAGCGCGCTCCGCCGTGAGCACCCCCCACTCCTCGGGGTGGATGCCATAGTACGCGGTCACCCTCGACAGGAACCACGAGTACCCGATGCGTGGCTCATCATCGAACCACAGCATGACGCCCTGCATCCAGTCGTCATGCATCTGAACATAGTCAGTGACGACGCGAGCGCGATTCTCACCTTCAGCCCGCAACAACGCTGCCGCTGTTGCTGCTCTCCATAACTCCACCAATGGCCCCTCTCACGGAGGGGTCATCGAGACGGTATTTGAACTACACCTAGAAGTTGGTGGAGTCGATGTTCAGTCGTTGGACTATCTCTTTGTAGCGATTGCGAATCGTCACTTCAGTCACACCAGCAATCTCGGCAATCTCCCGTTGGGTGCGCCGGTTATCCAACACCACACCAGCGATGTAGATTGAGGCGGCGCACATCCCTACAGGACCACGCCCACAGTCAATCTCCCACTCATGGCACAGGGCGATTATCTCATCTGCCTTGGAACTCACTGCAGCACCCAACCCCAGTTGGGAGCAGAACCTAGCGGTGTACATGTCCGGTGTCGGTATGTCTGCACGAATCTTCAACTTGCGCTTGATGAGACGGGTGGTGCGCCCTATCTCCTTGCGACCAGTTCGGGCAGACTGGGCAATTTCATCGAGGGTTCGTGGCACACCACACAATCGGCACGACAGGTATAGACACGCTGCCGTGACCCCCTCTATGGAGCGACCACGAATCAGGTTATCCTTGATGCAGTGCCTGTATATTCGGGCAGAGCGTTCACGAACCGACTTCGGTAGTTCCAACCGACTGGCTATCCTATCCATCTCAGCGAGTGCCATAGATAGGTTGCGCTCGCGTGAGTTGGACACTCGGGAGCGCTTCTGCCACTTCCTCATGCGATAGAACTGCGAGCGTGTCCTACCGTTCCCAATCGACTTACCTGAGTAGTCCCTATTCTGCCAGTCGATGTCGGTCGACAGCCCCTTATCATGCAGCATCTCCGTCATCGGAGCACCGACTCGCCCTCGCTGCTCGCCCTGTTCAATGCTGAATACTCGCCACTCCGCTCCGGGGTCTACTATCCTATCATCCAATACCAACCCACAGTTGGCGCAGATGATTTCACCACGAGCATCATCCCTCTCCAGTTCACGCCCATTGCACTCTGTACACTTCACTATATCTTCTTCGTCCATATGTATTCCTCCAATCATTTGACACACCCAATCAAAAGGGTTTGATAAACCCGATGCAGGGTATTAAAAGTTAAGAATCAGGGTTATTTATGATTCCTGCTGCAGCATCGGCCTCGCTCGACAACAACAACCCCAGTTGACTGTGCAACTCCCTTGCTTGCTCCCATGACAGACGCACACCACGACTGGTCGGCCCGTTCTCGTTGACATGGGCATCGTTCCGCCACAACCGTAGGTCTATCTCCTGCTTGTCACTTCCCATGAACCGGATGTGGCTCAATCGCAGGTCAAAGAACTTTGACCTCGTTCCCTTGGCGGGGGTCACCCAGAACGGGATGCTCTCTTGGTCACTGTAGTGACCTGCTCCCTTCGTCGTCTTGCCCTGTCTCTGCGTGGTGCCTTTACCTACCACCCATCTAGTACTCTCATCATCTTCACTCATTACCATTCTCTCCTTTTGTATTCCATTCGTGGCTTAGCGCCATTCCATCGAGGTGATACCCTCATGAGTATGAACTCCGCATCGACCAGTTTGGCAAGTGTCGTCTTGACATCCTCCAAACCCAACACCATGTTCGGTATGTGCTTTCGTATCTCCCTGAGGGTCTGCCACTCACCGTCGATTGCCAGTATGATAGGGATGAACCGCGACTCGATGACCTCGGCAGGTTGCTCCTTGGACTTCCGCATGAAGCGCTCCAACAACTGTTCACACTCATCATAGTCCATCACCCTCGTTGGTATCTGCCAAAACCTGAACCTCGTCACCAACCGCAGCCTCTCCTAGCGCGGATAACACCTCAGTGGAATCCTTTGCTGCTACGCTTACCCTTGCCATCTGTTTTCAATTCTTTGATGTAGGGAGACATGTCACTTATGCCCGGTGGCGGAGGGGGATTATCCTCTTCCTTCCAGTTTGGGCATACCTGCGCCCACATTCGACCGGCCTTGTATGATACCCCCCCCACTCTGTGGGAGTTCCCTAGGTCACCGGAATGCCAGACCCATCCATACCCTCCGCCACACTCATCACAACACAATAGTTCTTCACTCATTTCATTCTCCTCCTTCTTCCCCTTAGTCATCGTTCCTCATCCCAAGTCTCGTATTCATCGGGGAACTTCTCTTTGTATGCGTCAAGGAGATGCCAAAAGCACTTATCACAAATATGTACATCAGTATGAACCTCTTCCCATTTGGGTGGTAAATCTTTTTCATCCATCGGGAAGCAAACATAGTCCATGTGTGCAACTCCATAACACGCTTCGCAACTCCGATAAGAACCCTCATGTAAGGAGGAACTACTTATGTCTTCTTCACAAGCACAACACTCCATGCTGCAATCACAACCGCTTCCACCTGTGTAGGTTGCATCGCAATCTCCTCCATGTGGATGACTGGAACTCATTCCTCTTCCTCCCATCGCTTATGTGCTGACCCATTCTCAATAATATGATGCAACCAGTCAAGGATGCTACCGTCACTCCTGTTGAAGACACTAGTGAGGTCACGAGTTTCCCAGATTACCCACCACTCATTCACATAGTAGTCATCGGACCACACCGCCCCTTGGTCGCTGTCATGCCACGCCTGTAGCATCTCCTTCGGCGTGTCATAGAATGCGGAGCGCTTGTGTGGATAGAAGAAGTAGTCGATGAATCCGATTATCCCGTTGTTCATGTGCCATGCTGCCATCAGTTCCCTGAACTGCTCCTTTGTCACCTTGTCAGTCATTCGCTCTCCTCCAGTTTCGTTGCGGCCTCAGTCACCATCGACTGCCAGTCCGAGTCAACCGCCATTTTTTCAGCCGCCACCGTCAATCCCTGTAGGATTTTGTATGCCGAGTCAATTGATTGCTGCACCTCGTCCATCTGATAGTCATGCAGCATCGCTGCATCAGACAGGACGCACAACGCCTCTTCAAGACCCATTAGTAGGACATCCCAGAACTCATGTTGGTGGCTCATTCCTCTTCCTCCGCTCGCGTAGACTGACCTCCCCACTTGGCCACTTTCACTGCTAATGGCTCGCTCTGATTTGCTAGTTCTAGACGAGACCGAGCGTTTGGATTTGGAGAGCGTGTGTAGTGGATGGCGAGGGTATCTCCACCAAACCAATCATCCATGTAGGAACAGTGCTCAACCATGTAGTAGTGGCCATCGCAGAGGATTCTGTGGTAATCCTTCTCAAGGATGTCCTCTGCCAGTGATTGCCAGTCGATGTACGCATGGAGCATCACCTTCGGGCCGTCCAAATCCATTTGTTTCCCGATGCTATTATTCATGAGCAGATGATTGATGGAGACATAAATGTCCAGTTTGCTGGAGAAATGGTTGCAGAGTTCCCCTTCTCTTGGTAAGTTCAAATTGAATATCAAACTGAACCTTGAGAGACCCTTCACCCACTCTGTTAGTTCATCGACGGACACCACCTCCATTTCAGCGTGGAGGCGTTTGTATCTCTCAGCGTGTTGCCCGCAGAGACTACCTGCACCAACAGGGTCGCTTCCAGCGAGTTCGTATGCGTGGTCGTGCCAAGCCTCAGGGTCCCTTGGCCAGCCAGTCATCGCCGCTAGCAACATTCGTGCCTTACTTGGGTGTTGAACATATTGCGTCATTCACTCACCCCCGAACAGTGTGGGCGGGCCTGCTGCCAGACGCTCCGCCTTGTTAGTGATGCGTGTCTGCAACTGCTTGCACACATTGACCTCGGCCTTCTGCCACCGCTCCTTCTGTGCGTCAGACCAGTTACCATACCAGACGACCTCATCCTCGACGCCGCCCTGCGTGACATAGTACAGGAGGCATTGCCAGACCCGCGCCTCGGCCTCCTTCTGGGTGCGAGGGAAGTCATCGGCGTCGTAGTCAGCGATGCCCAATGAGCGGACTTCATTGAGGATTATCCGCATCTGGTTGTCTTGTTCAGTCATACGACCACCAGTCGACCCTTCGCGATGTCTTTTTGCGTCTCGTCGTCGAGCAGGTCGAGCATCAAAAGCGGGTTCGCTGCGTACCAGTGCAACTTCACATTCTTGTAGGCCATCCTAAAACCTACGGTGACCCCAATGGCGTTCTCGCTTTCGCATCCCCAGTATGCCCCTAAGGGGAACTTGTCGATGAGCGAACGGAACTCGTCGTCTCCGGTCTTGTGCCAAGACACCTGCATACTCATTCTATCGCCCTCTTGAGGTCGTTCATGGTGATTTCACCGTTGATGAATGCGGTGACAGCATCCACTAATGCGTAGTGTGTGGTCGCTAGGTCACCCAGAGCATTGCTGTTCTGTGCAGACACCCGAATCACCAAGTCGTTGTTGTTGTTGACTCGTGTGAACACACTCCAAGCATCGTCAGTCGTGTGAACTGTCTGAAAGTTGTCGTTGTGTGAGACCTGTATCTCGTCAACTGCCACCACTGTGGCGTCCTCCTGCTCATCCTTAACCTTCTGTCGAATCCTGCGACAGCCACAAGCATTGCACAGCGGACCGAAGTCGGCTGTCTTGAACCTCCACTGGGAGGTGACGGTAGTACCGCACTCACCACAGCGCATACCCTGTTCATCAGTCGCCCTCTTGCTGAGCGCAACCCGTTCTGCTAGGGGTCTGTGCCACTTGCAGTAGCCGTCATCACCCACGAATAGCGGGGGAGTCCCGCATGGCGCACCATTGTTCTTGACACCTCTACAAACACGACTCTCAATCTTGCCTTCATCTACCAGCCGTTGCGCTTGTAGAGAGTCAATTTGGAAGGTGTCGGTCTTGGTCGGATAGTACCGGAACTTGCCCAGACCCTCTATCCGTATCCTGCGACCCCTCTCCAAGTGCCTTAGGGGGGCGACCAAACAGTCTTGAGTTCTGACCCAAGCCAGTTCGTCCAACCCCTTCGCTATCTCTCTTCTCGTGCAGCCGGGGTATCTCCTCACGAAGTCCCACACTGCATTCGCTCTCTTCTTTGTACTTGCTATTGCTCTTACCATCTGTCTCTCTCTCCTTTTTATGTCTAGTTGAACCCAAGGACCTCACTGGCCGTTGGGATGTCATTGAGTGCTGTGAGGCCCTCCTCGTTGACATATGCCTTCATGTCGCTGAGGTCACCCCGACCAATCCTATCCACATCCGCTTCCTTGCGGTACTGTTGGATGGTCTGCTTTGCCACGCCGGTCACTGTGTTGTGAACCGTCTTGAGTCGTGTGTCGAGTGCGTCGATGCCCACCACACGCCCCTTGAGCGTCGTGGTCTTCCCATCTGTCCACTCGGGGCGATGGGTGATTGCTCCGTTCAGTACATTGTATGCATGGTACAGTGTGCGTGTCTGGTCCCTGTTGACATTAACCCAATCGCTGCGAGGATTAGTCCAACCATCTCCCATGAGACGCCACATGTATCCACCACTCACCTTGTCGTCCACGCTCTCCTGTGGGACAATCTTCGGCCATGTAATGAGGCCGTTCCGCTCGCACAGAGTCATCATGCGCTCATAGAGTTGGGCGTCAATCGGAATGTGCTGTAGGAACTCCATCTCAACGAGGGAGCGCTGTGCCTCAACGATGACAGAATCAATCTGCCCTGCGAACTGGTCCCAGTCCGTCTCCTTCATCGTGCTCTTCAAGTGGCGCTTGCTCGCAATCGTACTCACACTGCCCATCACCGCGAGGTTCGTGCAGTAGACACGCTGCGCCACCATCTGTAGTCGCAACGCTGTGCTGCGGTCGAGGGAGTTCAGAACGGAGAACCCGTATCGGTACAGTCCGTCGAGGGACTTTGCATGGTCATCCATGAGGTTGGTCGACAACCAAGGGTGGCCACCCTCCTTGAGGCGCGTTCTGGCCTCTTGAAGGGTCTGTGCGGCCTGTGATACATCGGCATCAAGTCGTGCCTTTGCACCCTCCTTGTAGGCGTAGACCTTGGCCTTCCAACCGTTCTCCGCCGCCAACTCCAGTATGGGGTCGTAGACAGGTGCGTATGCTTGTGGGTGGAAGTCCTTACCAACGGTGGACAACAATGCCCCCGCAGGTCGCTCGTCGGAGGCATAGGTGGGGTTGAACACACCGTATGACTCCACATGGCCCTTGGCATTGTTGCAAGGGGCGAAGGTAGGGGCCATTGTGCCACTCCCATCGTCCATCGCCACGAAGAGCGGGAGCATCTTCGGTGTGAATCGCCAGTCGTGTGCCACCAGTGCTTCTCGGCCACCTGCCAACAGGCTGCCTCCCCAAGGGTCATCCCCGTCGTCGGGGGAGCCTGACAACTCAATGATAGCGTCACCGAAGTCCGGTACCGTGTCATCGAAGTCATCGCCACCAAACAGTTCCGGTGGCTCGTCAATCGTCTCACCGCGCTGCTTCTTCACTAGGAATGTGAGGTTGCTCTTGGCAATCCCCTGTTCCATCGCGTCAGCCAACTCGATGTGCTCAGACTCGTTGATGCTCGGTGACTTCCCGCCGCCGAACTGCTGTGTTGGGTCAAATGACCCATGCTTCAACTTCGTCTCCTGAATCAGGAACGCCGTTTGCCGGTCATGCGTTTTCACCTGCACAGCAATGGCATCGCGGGGGAGCCACACGGTTCGTGGCCCCGTCACTGCGTCATACCGCACCTTCGTCTGTTTGTCATTCGTCTCTTCCACACGGCCAATTACCACCATGCGGTTGTCATTCAATTCGTTTTCGTTGGTCATATTCGTTTCACCATCATCCATTATTCTATGGGGTGTCAAAGGTATTTAATACGGTCACCATTTTCCGGTGAAATCGCATCATTCCTCTTCCTCAACTGTATTGCGCTGACAGTATGTACCTTGCATGTGCGGAGGTACCTCATGTCCTAGGAATGTGCTCCCCAATGCAAATCCCTCCTCGCCACTGTCTATGAGTTCTACCGTCTGCTCTCGCGTCAACACTCGGAGCACATGTGAGCCTAGTCGCCAACTCCAGAACATGTCCTCCCCACCTATGTACCCATAGTCGAGGGGGTTCATAGGGATTATCACGCTACACCTATGGCAGGTGATTTGAGCCAGCCATCGGTCGGCCTCACCCTCCTCACCAGTCGTCGGGTCACTGAATGGATGAGAGCCATGATTGACCCAATCCACTTCCTCCACCGGCATATTGACTAGGAACTCCTCGCAATCCTCATTGGGACACTTCCACCCCGACACTATCTCCTGTATGCGCTCCAGTTCATGTTCCTGCGCCTCCTCCATTGAGGCGGGGTCCAATTCATTCGTCACCTGCTTCACACTATCATCAATCATCGTCCACCCCATCCCATGCAGCACCTTGACGATGCGGGCATGGGCCTCGATGGTACCCGAGTGGTTGGTGATGCTGACGAGGGTTAGTTCATTCTCATCAGTTCGCTCGTACTCCAGACCATGTGGCGACCACACACCACCAATCTGTAGTGGCTCTAGGTTACTCCTCGTCCAATCAATCTCTTCTTCACTTGGTTCCCATTCTGTATCTTTTTTCAGCATTCTACCACACTCCCATCTTCGGCCCAAGTCCACACCCACTCGTCACAAGCGGTGCATGGATAGAGGATAAACTCCCCACCGGAGAAGGCCTGTCTCCCCTTTTGTACTTTGGCTTTGCACGAAGGACATGTCTTGAACAGTTTGACCGCATCCTGCTGTGCAATCACCATAACCTTGTCGTCATCATCATTCGTGTCAGGTGGCATCAGGCGCTGACCGACAACTGCGGTGAGGTACCCCGTAGGGCCAAACGCCCACATCCCGTCATCATCCACTTCATCAGGCCTAACATGCCACAACACTCTACCATCTCCATCTCTCTGTCTAAAGTTCGTCTTACTTCCCATCTCATCTCCTCCTCAGTTCAAGGCGTGAACCACGCCCTAAAAAGAGTTATCATTCTTCCTCAGATGATGCATGAGTTTCCATACCCACCATCAACTGCGCCTTGAACTCGGCCAAGTCTCGTTCAATCGACCCTCGCAGGTCATCCATTTCATCCATCAGCATCTGCTGTACTTCTTCTGTTGTCATTCAATCACTTCCAGTTCCATCATGTACTCGGCAACGATGTCTTGCATCACTTCAATAGATGCCATCGCTACCATGTGTGGAATTGCTTGCATAGCCAGAAGGGTGTCACCCTTCTGATTCTTTACTGTGGCCTTACGGAACTCATCGAGCATCTCGTTCAACTCATCAGGATGATTGGCGTGTTCGGCCAACCAGTGCTTGTAGGTCTCCTTGTCAGGAGACAGTCGTAGTTCGTTTGCTTCGGCAACCGCCTCGGCAATCTCCCTCATCACTGCAGCAGAGATGCGACCGCCTAGCATACCTGCCATCTTGTCGAGCATCACCGCCTCCTTGAGGGTCGGTGGAATCCGCATCGGGTTGGACTGTTCGTAGTCAGGGAACCGGACATATCCATCCCCTCCCGTCTTGCCGCCCTGATGCGGAGTCGTCTTGAGTAGTATCGTAGTACCCGTCTCCATGTCCATGACCATTAGTTGTGGACTGGTTCGGGTCTCGTTCGACGGGTCACAGGATGCGTACTCGACCTTCATCAGAAGGTCACCTAGCGTACGCAGGGCCTTGCCCGCACCATCTGTCCATCCCATCTGGGATGCCTGTATCGCATCTAGTCCAGCCATTTGTCAGCCTCCTCTTCCATTTCAATCACTGTCCATAGTATGAACCGTCTCTATCTCAGCATCCAATGGTGGTATCTTCTGCCCGCAGTGTGAACACCAATCGATGTTGCAGCCAAAGCCGAACTCACACCAATGAACCTGCGACTGTTCGCTCCACACCACATGGGCAGTCTTCCCGCATCCTTCACAAGATATTACCATTTCAACACGCCCTGTAGAGATAGATGTAGTTATCATACTCCACCTCATGGTAGTCCTGCAGCAGGGACTCGGCCACCCGCTCCCAGTCGATAGCATTTGCGATGAACCAAGGCAACTCACTTATGGGGTACCCGCAATCATCACAACACTGCTCTGCCCAGTCGCCCAGTCTACTCCTGTGTCCCTCCCATTCAAACGCCTCCTCCGCATCTGCATAGGAGAACCCTACCTCCTCCATCGCTCGGATGTGATGCTTCAAGCAGTCACAGTCATCCGGCTCCTCGTCACAATACTTGCACTTGCTCATTCTCTCCCCTCCGCATTCTCAGCCCATTCAATCCACTCCACTCCATCAAGGCAGTATTTACATCCTTCACAACATTCACTACATCCCTTTTCGTGATGCCAAAAGCACTCGCCATCATAAGGGGGTGTAGTAATCCCACAAGTTTTACATTGTGATACTTTTACTATTCTATAATTCATCACTCTTCCTCCGCAAACAGTGGCGGCGGCTGTTCCCAAGGGAACGGGAGTTCGTGGACTGCATCGCACAACTCACCAGCCCTCTCGATGAATGCCTCGAACTCCTTTAACCAACCAACAATCTCCTTCGCCAACTTGTCAGCCTTCGCAGCGAGGTCACCTGTGATGCGAGTCCCCTTGGTGTCACACTCATAGGTAGCCAATCCAGAGCCCAAACGCTGCCAGTTGTATGCGTATTGCTGCTTGAAGTTCATGAATGTAGAAAGTGCTTGGTTGTCTAATGACCTAACCTTGTTCTCACGCAACTTCACAACAGATTCATTCCATTCATCAGGGCTAATTTGGCCTCCAGTAATGTATGCATGTTCCATGCTCTCCTCCCATGCATCCCAAGGGACTATACTAGCGCTGTTGTTGTATCGGTAGGCATTGACCCACGCAACACACCAAGTCGGAAGTTTGTTCTTCACCTCATCACTCATATGGCGCACACGAACCTTGGCCCACCAATCATTAGGGTCAGCCTCAGCATCTGCTGCCGCTGCCCAGAACCCCTGCTTTATGAGCACCGCTGTAGGGAACACCTCATCTGCACACCTCTTGCAGACGGTGGAAGCACCCCACTTCACCGACGCCTTACCGGAACACTGCCCGCTGCTGCGACGGGTGTACCTGTATCCAAGGCACCGTGTCTCTGCGGTGACCCTCACCGTATCATCAGCGACCCAGCAGTTCCTTCCTTCATCATTCTGTTGCCAACTGCCGCCTCTCGCCAACTTGTCAACCGATTTGTCTCTTTCAATTATCCTACTCAATGCCATATTATCATTGCTCCATCATTCTATGGGGTGTCAAAGGTATTTAATGGGGGGTGGATTTTCGCTCGTCCGGCTTGCATATTCTGTTTCATTGGCTCGCTCTCTCTTCATGTTATTCATCTATGTTGGCTCGCTCATCGGAATTGCATATTCGCTCGGCTTGGCTCGCTCGCGCGTTTTGCATGTTCTCCTTGTGTGGCTCGCTCGCGTCGTTTGCTGTTCTGGGTTTATGGCTCGCTCTCGAACTGTGTTCATCATCTGAAATGGCTCGCTCGTTTTCACTGCATCTTCACGCCTCGTGGCTCGCTCTCTCCTGCTGTACATTCTTTCATTCTGGCTCGCTCGCTTGGGATGCATGTTCGTTGTACTTGGCTCGCTCGCTCACCCTGCATGTTCAGTGACTATGGCTCGCTCTCTTCCAATGTTATTCTCGTCTCGTGGCTCGCTCTGATTTGCTGTATATTCCATCATCATGGCTCGCTCCCGATAGGTGCATATTCATTTGGAATGGCTCGCTCTCTTCCAATGTTATTCTCGTCCGTTGGCTCGCTCCGGTTCCCTGATAATTCCCGCCGGATGGCTCGCTCGTGCAACTTGCATGTTCGTGAACTGTGGCTCGCTCTTTGGTTTTGCATGTTCTTCCCGAGTGGCTCGCTCTAGTCTCCTGTATATTCTTTCATTATGGCTCGCTCCCGCCGCATGTATATTCTGTTTCTCTGGCTCGCTCCAACCGTTTGCATATTCTCCGATAATGGCTCACTCTCGCAACTTGCATGTTCGACGACTGTGGCTCGCTCTCGATGCAATGCATATTCCTTCCTCATGGCTCGCTCAATTACTGTGCGTGTTCTCCAATCATGGCTCACTCAGAGCGTGATGCCCTCGTGGTCCATCCACTCCCCTAGGTTGGGAGCAGGTATCTTCCTGCTGTGGCCATCCATCGTTAGAACGAACGGCTGCTCCGGCTCCCTTCCGTGGTGAGCAATGTACATCACCTCAAAGAGATGGGATAGGAACAACTTGACGGTCCATCGTCGAGCCCTAGCGTGTATGTGGGCAGGTGGTAGCATCGCCACACCTGTCCCCTGTGTTGCCTTCTTGGGGAACTTCTGGGGGAACGGCTTGCCGCTCTTCATCAGGTCCTCAGCCCACTTGGGGTTGATTTGCCCCGAGTACCACAGGTATGCTACTGTGTCCTTGCCGACCTTTGCAGCCTTGACGGCTGCGGCCTCGGCGTTTCCACCCTGTAGGTTCTTGGCCCACTCCTTCAACTTCCGCTCACCGAACAGGTGGCCGTACATATCCTTCTCACTGTTCCGCCCCTTGACGAATGACTCGCCAATCTTGTAGCAAAGGGTCTTGAGTTCCGCATTCCAAGGCCGCCGAGTCTTCTTCTTCCACTCGGCATTCGTCAGACCTGCAAAGGCCCACACCTGTCCTGCGTACTCCACCCTCTCTATGTCGATGTGCGCCAACAGACCTGCCGCAATGACAGGGCCGACGCCAAACACCGAGCGCGCCCAGCGACCTGCAGCCAACGAGATAGAGTAGTAGTCAAGACCTTCCTTGACCTGCCCCTCAAGTAACCTTGACTGGTCACCAAACCACACGAGTAGTTCGTGCGGCTCTTCTTCCTTCATCATCTCCCGAACCTGTGCGTCGAACCGAATGCGCTGCTCCTGCATCCGGTAGTACGCGTCAACCAAGAACCGCGCCTCGTCCCTTCCAAGGGTCATCGCCGCGTCCTTCAGGTCCATGCCTAATCTCTTGATTGTCTCAAAGTCCAACCATTCTTCCTTTTCCATTCCTATTATCATTTTTCATTCAACTCCTGTTTGTTATGTAATCAATATCTAAGTTAATCAATTCAAGTAACTGTGCCTTGGTGACCTTGTTGGCATCGTCAATGGGTATGTTCAGACGCCCTGCCTCCTCAAGCAACTCCTGCTTCTTCATGGTGTTCAGACGCACTTGGTATGCTGTGACCACTGCTGATGCTTGGGTCATCGCGTAGTTTGCCAGAGCAATTGGGTTGTCAGTCCGTCCGAGTGCCTCGTTGACTGCTTCCTCCGGTGTCGGCACCTCGGTGGTCGACACTATGCCTATCTCCTCAAGACGGGTGACCGCATTCATGATGCGGGTGTGTTGATGTCTCGTCAGTATCACGAACTCTGCGTCTTGATTGTGGTCCCACACTGTCCCTTCCGGCTCCCCCTCGTCGTTCAAACGAGTCAGCGCCCTCTGTAGGAGGGTGTATGCGTAGTCGCTCACGGTGTCGCAGCCACTCTGAATCCACTCTGTGACCTGAGACTCCACATCAGTATCGAACTCGTGGTTGTCCACAACACTCTCCGCGATGCTCTCTATCTCCCAGTTGTAGTCGTCGATGTCGAAGTTCTCAGTAGTGAGCACACCCCACTCATCGGGGTCGATGTTATCTATGACATCTTGCGAGATTTCACTGGTGTCCAAGTTGGCCACTACATCTTGCATCACCTCATTACAGGTGGTTATGAAGTTGTCATCCTCAGGTATCCGCTCCATCACTTCAGCGATGACGGCATCGACATCTTCGTTCGCAGTGCCGTTCACATCAGGTGCCACCTTCAACACCTTCAGCAGCGTTGCTGCCAGTTCGTTCACCAGAATCTCCTGCTGTGTAGGCGCAGGGCTCTGTTCCGTTTCATTCGTTTCATTTTCATCGGTCATTCATTCATCACCATTCCGTAATATCCTTGGGATGTGAAAGGTATTTAATGGGTCATTGTTTTCCACCCGCGCATCATTCTTACCACTTCGTGCAAGCCACCAGAATACGACTGCCCAGAACCCACACTCAAGGATGGTGAGGGTGAGGGTCGCTCCGATTGCAGCACCTAGTAGAGTGTCTGTGTTCATTCAATCAACTCCTCGTAATGTTCCTTGAAAGCCTCTTTCAATTCAGCCTCATTCATGTTGAGCAACTTCTCATGCCAAAAAGCAATTTCTTCCTCTTGGTTGCCACCTGTTCCCGACAGGCGAATGGCATCCCACAAAAGGTCTAATTCTTTACGCAACCTCTTCACTTCTGTGAGCAGTAGTGGTGCGTCTGGCAGAGGATGCCGATTCACGAATGAGAGTCGTTCACGCAACCGCTGGACTTCTGCTAAGAGAAGTGGTGCGTCTGCTATGAGTACTGCGTCTGCTTTACTAAGCGATACTATTTCCCCATCATCATTTCTTCTTTCAATGAAAGCCATAGGGTCGTCATGCTTAGGTGTTTTAACACCATACCCCTGTTCATCATCACCAAGTAATATCCATTCACCTTCTGTGTGTCCTTCGTATTTGTCTGTTGTGTCAATCATTCTTTCTCACTCTCCGTCAAAGCACTAATGAGTAATTCTTCTGCATCAATTTCATTAGGTCCAAGAATTGTTACCACCTTACTCATCACTTCACGCAACCGCTTGACTTCTGCGAGCAGTAGTGGTGCGTCTGCCATGAGTCGTAGGTTAGCCTCTTCCTCTTTGGTTATCAGTTGGTCTTTGTTGTAATTCCAACAAGGGTATTCCGCTATGATTTCATTACCACCTTTAGCAGTAGCATGAATAGTAGCACTGTCGTATTCCCATTTACCTTCCGTATGTCCTTCGTAGTCGTCACTCATTCCTCCTCACCATCCTCGACCGTCGCGTTCTTCGCCTCAAGCAAGAACGGGTTGTAGTCATCACCTATCCTGTTGCGGTAATCCCTAACCGTTGTCGCCTCCGTCCAGACAGAGAACAAGTCGTTGCAATAATCAACCAGTTCCTGTCTCGTCATCTTATGTAGTTCCTCTATACTCTTCATTTTCATTCCTCTTCCTCCTTTATTTGTCGGGTCAACTCGTCGTCCAGTTTGTTGTGCATGTACTCCACTTGCGTCAACCAGAATACCTCAATCTCCGCGATGAGTTCACGGAGTTCCTCCGCGTCCCATGTGACTGTGTCGGGCCAAACGGTGGAGATGTAGTTCTCCTTCGCCTCGTCCCAGCCGGAATCAGTACGCTGAAGCAGACGGCACATCATGTAGTACCACTTGTTGTTGCCCCATGTATCTCCCTCAAGCATGTCCATGAGTTCGTTGATTTCACCCTTTCGTTCATACAAATCTATTAGTTCTTCACTTAATTTAATCCTCATCAATAATCACTTCCTCGGTATTCCTCGCCTCGACAGGCATTACAGACACAGTCTGTGTTGTGGATGTCATCACCATATCTGCGCCTTCTATGCTCTTGCAGACACTCGTAGCATTCATCACCTGTTGCTTCAGCATTCCCGTCATCATCCACATAATAACAGGTGTGACCCTGATAATCATGATCGGCTGGATTCTTCCCACAACCACACAACTGTCCAGCATCTGCTACCTGTCTCACTGTCCAATCGCACTCACTACACATCACTTCATCTTCCTCATTCGTCATCGTCAATCATCTCCTTGTTCCTAAAGTATTGTTGAAATGCCGTCACATCAGTCTCATCCATTTGCTCCAACTGCAGGTGCCACTTCATCTCAGTCAACCAATCGTTGAACAGCACTGCCATCGTCCGTATCATCGCTTGGAACTGCGGGACATCCGAGAAGTCCTCTGCACAGTCACCGTTCTCGATAAAGTCAAGGCCCGTCTCCAACATGGCGACCGCCTCTCTCAACTGCCACTCGTTTTGGCCTTTCAAGAATCTGTATGTGTCATGGCCATACCTCGCTCCACACCCCTGACAAATAGTCACTCCGGTCTTCGTTCCGGCGGTCTTCGTTCCCTTCCCTTCCCACTCAAACTGTATCACGAGGTCGGTGCTGTTGCATTCATTACATTTCATTTCATCATTTTTCATATCATCATCGCTCCATTCATCCTTGGGTTGTGAAAGGTATTTAATGGCCCATCATTATTCCAACGGGTGCTGCACATCCATGTCACCTAGTACCCAACGAAGAGCCTTGATGACTCCTTCTAAGGCCTTGTAGTTCCTCATGTGAACGATTCGCACCGCCTTAGTCTTAGCGCCTTGCACCTTCGTGTAGTGCCAGTTCTGCTGTCGCTCCGCCCTGTCGAGCATCGCCTCTATCTCTGCCCACGAGCGCTCGTAGGTGAAGTGCTCGCTATCCACATGGTCGCTCATGTCGCGGCGACTATCATCTTTGCTCATCACACCACACCCACCACAACAGTAGAACTATCGCACCAAACGGCACTAGTATCATTATCGTTCTCAAAATCCCTTTCCAATCAAACATAGTTGTCACTCATCCTCCTCGCCATTCACGAACACCTTGTATCGTGTTCCATTGATAGTCCAATGAGCGTGTGCTTCAAGGCCATTATTCCCATGATACACCTTATGTTCCCTATGATTTGTTCCACACATCTTACATTCCCCTTTGGTAATCTCCAAGTTCATTCCGTTCATGCCGTCACCTCATCATCATGCCACTCTTCCGCATGATACACTACTCCCAAGTCTCCGATTGGTTCCCCGGTGTATGTTTCATTGTAGCATTTTAGAATGAACCACCCGCAGTTACGACATTGATGTTTTATTGCCGAGCCTGTATTCATTGGTAGTGTCTCCACCCATTCGTAATCGCAGGTATTCCAATAGTAGTCGTCCGACTTGCATTGGTTACTCACGCCGTCACCTCCACGCATCATCCTTGGTGTTGCCCTAGGCCTCAATGTTCCAGAGTTCCCAAATCCATTCCTTGGTCTCTATCCTAGTTATCAGTGTGTCCATCATTCATTCCTCCTCGTCCAGCCAGTCGAGAACGCTGTCGCCCCTCAAGGATGCGAATACCCACCGGGGTGGAGGGGGCCATAATCCTATGGCATCCAACACCGCGCTCGCTCCCATCAGGAAGTCAAGTTCATTCTCCAGAGCACCGCACTTCGCTCTCCCTCGCAGCACCCTCTCAACCTCTTTCACTATTCTCAATCTCTCATCATCCTCTTTATCTGTCATCAGTATCCCTCCTCATTGCACTCATTACATGCCGTGAGTGTTCCCCACCTCTTCCATGCCCTCTTACAGCACTCTCGCATTGGTGTTCGATGGTTCCTAAGAACCCCACATCTGCATCCCTTCCTTCCACACAATCCCGTTCTCATCACTCATCCCTCCAGTCGTTGTCAATCATTATTCTTTGAAGTAGGTCAGCCACGATTGCACCCTCGGCGCGTCGCTCTGCGTCACCATCAAGGGCGGCGGTCACGACCTGTTGCTTCTATCGAATCACCGCGTCGAAGTGTTGGTCTATCGTCTCATCCACCGACAGGAACACCTGCCTACAGTGGGATGAGGTCTGTCCGATACGACGGATTCGATGGGCGGCCTGTGACTCCCAACCGGGAACCCACTCACGCTCCACGAACACCACAGTATCTGCATTGGTCAGGGTGATACCCTCCTTCGCAGCGACTGTAGCACATAGTAGAACATTGATATATCCATTTTGGAAGTCCTTGACGATGCGAGTCCTCTCCTGTGCCGACACACCACCACGAATGATTGCACAGTCAGCATTGGGAAGTATCTCTGCGATGCCGTCCATCACATCCCTGTGATGCGTGAACACCACAATCTGCCTCCCTGTAGTCTCCACATACTCATTGATGTAGTTAGCGGCAAACTCCACCTTCAGACGCCCGCACTCATGTCGCAACTCAGTCAGCATGTTCAACACGAACCCTGCCGGCATCGGTGGGTTGTCGAGGTAGTACTCGTACTCGTCCTGCCAATGCTGCAGCGTGTCAGTATATGACTGACGCTGCGAGGCGGTCAGTTCGACCGGCACGAACGACTCCACAAGCGGAGGCATCTCCGGCATGACCTCCTCAAGGAGGCGACGAACCATGAAGTCCCGAGCCTTCTCATTCAACTCAGGTAGGTTCGACGCCCCATCGTACTTCCACGCGGTCTTGCCCTTCCCGATGGTGACCTGCACCGCATCACAGTATCGCTTTCGGAATGCCCAAACATCATTGAACTGGCCCGGTCGGAGCAGGTTCAGACTAGTGAACCACTCATTAGGCCTGTTGGTGATTGGTGTTCCGGTCAGGCATAGGAGGTCGGTGGACTGTTCGGCTACCTCGATGGTGGCGATGGTTCGCTTTGCCTTGTCGTTCTTGATGTAATGCGTCTCGTCGAGGATGACTATGTTATATCCGTTGGCGAGCAGTTCATCCTTGCGCTTGGCTATGATGTCGTAGTTGATAACGGTGAAGTCGGCATCCTCGATGACGGACTTCCCGTTCTTGACGGCGGTGGTGGTCGCATCAGGAACCCACTTGTTGAGTTCCGCCAACCAGTTGTACTTGACATTGGCGGGGCATACCACCAACACCGGCCAGTTCTCCGGGTGCAACACTGAGTACGCTATGGCCTGAATCGTCTTACCAATCCCCATCTCGTCACCAATCATCGCCCTGCCGTTGGCAGCCTCGACGAAGGCCACACCCACATACTGGAACGGGAACAACTCAAGACCATCAGGGAACTTACCATCCAATCGTTCCACGATTGAGTCAACCAGTTCCTCCGGTGCAGTCGTGGCCTGTGACAGTACGACACGCTCCATCGACGCCTCAATGTGCGTACTGACCTCCGGTATTCGGAGGATTGCATCGGACAACTCCTTGGAGTGTGGTCGAATCAGGTCAGCCACCTGCCCAGCCTGTGACAGCGGCACACGCCAGCACTTGGCATCGGGGTCCCACTTCCATCCATCAACCTGCTTGATGGCTGCACGAATGTCGTTGTTGTTCTTGAGGAACGGCCAATGCAGTTCCACCGAGTCGATATTCAACACTGCCTTGTATCGCTTATCCACCTTCACCTGCTCCGCAGGGGCATCCTCCGTAGGAGAACAACTGGCGAAGACCGAGGCGAACGGTATGTCGTACTTCCCGAGAACTGTGCAAGCAGCATCAATGACCTCGGGCTTGTCCTGTATAGTCCATGCTCCATTAGCAGTGTTGCCCTCGGGCCACCCCGCAATCTTGTCACTAGTCTCCCACTTGCACTGGGGGAACGGCAGTTGCTCACGCAGGTCCTTGTTGGCATCGGCGTCGAACCAACCAAGGAGGGCTATGCGCCCTCCGAAGTTGTCGTCATACCGCAACACTCCCAACTTATACCTCATCCTCGTAGCCCACATTATTTTGCTGTTCACCTTGAAGCCATCATCACTGGCAATCGCAGGCAACTGCGTGTTGGCGAACTTGTATAGCATCTCCGCAGCCATCTCCGACTGGGCGTCGGAAAATGATGATAGTCGGGCCAAGTCGTTGCCCGGCGTCCATGTATCCTTACACCACCCAGTGTCATCCCTGTGGTCAGGGACACCTAGGCCACTCATCCTCTTGCATAGCGTATGCAATTGCTCGCTCGTCAGCGGTTCCGCCAACTCATCCTCACTCGTTTCAAACAGTTCTGGTATTTCACTCATCATTCATTCCTCCAAACAGTTCGGGTGGCCCGGAGGCCACAGTCGTACTGCTGAATAGGTCGGGGGGTGATGCCTTGACAAACTCAAGACGCATCTGAGTATACCACCCAGTGTCACGACACCTTGGGTTGTTGCATCGCACCAATCCCTCTAGGTCGTCAGGCCTACGCTCGGGGTTGTAGTATAGAACATGGTAGCAATCCATCGGCTGCTTGCAGGTGGAGCACTTATGGGGAATGACCGGGCCAATACCCAAGTCGTCAGGGGAGGTCCAACTCCTACTCGTCGTCATCAAATCCCTCCTGCTCCGCATGGTCCTCATGCTCGATGAAGTGTCGGCCCACCGTCCAACCACACCATCTGCACCATACCCTCATCGTTACTCCAAAATCATTCCAATTACCGATGGCCACCCTGACCTCATGCACTGTGCTCTCGTTCCCCAAGAGTGGAGCACCACTCTTATCGTTGGGGCATCGTATCGTTGTCGGCTTGCTGTTAATCATTGTTCATCACCGTTAATCCTTGTGTTGTAAAAGGTATTAAAAGAACCATCAATCGACCCCACCCCGCGTGTTCCAAGTAGCACCCTGCGTGGATGCGGTCTGGTTTATTCTGTTGATGTAGACACGATGCCAAGTGTTGCCGAGACTCACCATACTGTGCTCGTCATGCTTCACTGTCTTACGGACATAGATGCGCCCATCGTCTGTGATGATGCAGTCAGTCGCCGTGTGGCTGTTGCCTCCGTTGCCAAATGCAAGGGGGCCACTCATGTCCACGCCCTTGAGTATGCGAGTACGCCGCGTCCTCTTGAGGCCGACACGCATGAGCACAGCCTCTGAAAGGTCTGTCGCCCACCCATCGGCCCGTATGAACTGGCCGATGCCGGGGTAGGCCAGCACCCATCCATTCACCGTCTCCTCAGCAATCTGCTCCTCGCACCATGCGATGCCCTCCTCCTTCCTGTCAGGCAGTGACCTAATACCCTGAATGAATGAACGAGCCTCGTCGTCAAGCACAATGTCAGCATCCTTGTAGGTCGTGTTGTCACCCCAAGTTGCCGAAGGCAATAGGTCGGCGGTCGTCACCCCCTCATCATGGAAGTAGAACTCGCCTTGCCTGTGCCACTCATCATTTGTATTGTAGTCCTTCGGCACATCGTCAGGCCTCATCAGGTCGTACGCCTCATCTATGTTGGTGGGGCGACCGGGCAACTTCACTAGGAAGAAGCCCATGCCTCGCTTGCCTGTCGGGTCGACTCCACACAGCATGTAGGAGTAGTGACGCCCGCTCTTGTGTCTGATGCGGAACACCGCACCACCCATCAGGTGTCGCCCTACTATCGTGCTGTCGTCTATGTTAGACCACCACTGCTTGTCGTTCCAATGAGCGAACCGACCTGCGCTCGTGGGCCATCGCTGCCTCGCCTGTATGTCATACCAGTCACCTTCGTAGATGACTACGCTCATGTGGCTCGTCATAGTCCTCCCATCCACCGTGAGTTGCCAATTGTCATTGGCTTTGTCAATCACTTGTATGCAGTTGCGTATGTCGTATGAATGACGCCCACACCATCTCAACCCTTGCTCCAAGGCATCCACCGGACAGTCAATGAACTGACTGCTCATGTGCTGTCTCGCAAGGTTCTGGTGCTGCGTGGTCGTCACGCTGTAGGTCATGGTGTTGAACCAATACCCTCCACTCTTCAGACGCACCACTATGGGTGTGCTGTAGGAGTAGAGCGTGTGACCGTCGTATGACAGATTGCCGTTGCCGGTCTGCCCTGTGATGTCACCCTGCCTGTTCTTCTTTTCATTCATGTATCTTACTACTATGTTTTCATTTGTATATCCCATGTTCATTCCTCCTCAGGTTCAAAGGGCGGTTCCCAATCGTCTGCAAACTCATCCTCTTGTTTTTCACCGTGCATCCATAACCATTCTAGTATAGCATCGTTGCCTTGATTTACTATGTCTATAGGCACATCGCCTACCATAGTGCGTTGCACTTGACCCCACCATACTGCGCTGTGTTTCTTTGTCTCTTCTTTCTTCTCTTCACTCATCATTCATTCCTCCTTTGTTGTGAACAGGTCTGGTGGACCCTCCACAAATGGTGATGGATGCTTCATCGCCTCCACCACATTGTCTGCTCTAGCAGGTGTGCATAGGCTGGGTGGCACAGTCCACACTGTCCCAACACTATGGGACTTGCGTACTCCGCGCTCCTCCAACTGCTTCACCTTGAACTTGCGGGGATTGACCTTGACAATCTCCCCAAGTGTCTGCTGCCCGTTGCTCCTGCCGAACAGCACCTTCATTCCAACTTTTCCTTCATCTCTATTCATCATTCATTCCTCCATTCAATATCGAATAACTCATCCCAAAAACTAGGACACCATACATCTATCAGTTCTTGAGGGCAACACTCAAAACAATGCTCTTTGAATTGTTCAGCACAAACCTTACAGATTTGCTTGTCATTGTTCGTACATGTATCAACCTTGCATACTATTGCTGTATCATGCAAACCACACATAGCACATGTTCCTTCCATCATTCATCACCTTCCTCGACTATGCGCACAGGCTCCCAAGGTATGTGTAGGTCGTCTCCAACTTTCATTACCTCCCACTCACCATAGTCTCGCAACCACTCGGTTATGGCCTCGCTTCCCTGCTCCCATACATGTAGTGGGACATCACCTTGAATCAACACCACCATAGTTACATCACCCGCCATGCTATACCTCTTCGTCTCATCTATTACAGGGTCAGGCTCGCCGGGTGGTTCAGCGTGAGCCTTGTCGTATGCTATCTGCTTGTAGTCGTCTGGGTCTTGGCTTGGTGGTATCGCCATTGGTGTGTCAGGGTCAGTCAAATACCAGTCCTTGTCACTCATGACTCATCACCTTCCTTCATCTTGATTGCGAATGCTTCTAAGTCACTAGTCCATCCCTTGATGCCTAATGATTCAATGTATTCCATCGCTATCTCGTATTCAATCTGTAATTCTTGAGCGCGGGATTCATCACACTCACAGATGGTGGAACCATCAGCACAGTAGATGGGATAGGTGTTATCGCAAAGGGTGGAGCATTTGACTCGACCGCTAGTATAACCCTCCCAGTTGGGAACCATCGTGTTTCCACACTTGCATGGGACCTTGTCACTCATGACTCATCACCTTCCTTGCTATGAATGCAGCAGCAACAAGTGCAGCATTCACAAATCTTACACAACTCATCTCCACAGATTATGCAGTCATAAGGCCCTCCATCGAAAAGCATGTATGCGGCTCGACTGGTGGCAGACCCATCATCACTCATGACTCGTCACCATCCTTCCGTCTACCAACTCATGTAAGAACC